CCGATCTAATCAATCCAGGATTATCTGAATTGAATCTCCCTACTTTGTGTGCCAAGTCCTCATTCCCAAATACTAATACTGCTAATTCTGCTGTTGAACTCATTCCCATAATTTTTTCCTTTCTCAAATTATTAATAGAGTATATCTTATTTATTTAAAAAGGTAAAGGACTTTGATTCCTTTAAAAACAATCACTTATAAGTTTTTACCAAAAAAGATTATAAGGTCTGGGCAAAGGACGCAATAAATCTATGTCTTTTTTCTTGTAAAAAATATGTTTCCCGACACGTTTTATTCTATGCAATTTATCTGCCCAATATGGATTAACCTCATCATTGTGATAGTGAGTTGCTTCAGACCCTATGACACTTATATATTGACCCTCTGCTATCATTAGCTCTGCTAAGGCTTTAGATGTTCTTAAAGAGTTGTGCTCTTTAGGATAATCGGACTTACCATCGCACCACCAACTGAATTGGCAACCGTCTTTATTTTCTTGTAATACAACTCCGCAGATGTCATTCGGGTAATCAGAAGAAGCCACTCTGTTAAGAGTGACTTCCGCTATTGCTATTTGACCTTGGATTGGTTCTGACCTAGCCTCAAAATAAATATTCAAAGCTAGGCACATGAGTGCTGTTTCTATCATGCAGCCACCAGATCGAAATCGAAAGTAAATTGATCGTCGCACTGGCTGTCAAACTTAGGATTCTCAACTTCGTAAAAAGCGTGAACCAGTTTGTTTCTCCAGTGATGCGAAGCATCCATTGCTCTCCACTCAGGAACTTGATTATCGATTGTAGTCCAGTCACGAGTGTCCATAACGAGAACATGGCGAGTAATTTGAATTATATAAACTTTGCCTTGCTCTAGGTTCTCAGGCACGAACTTGCTCAACTTGCGTTTTTTATCGAGTGTTGTCCACTTGCCTTTTATGCCTAGCTTTTTACAAGCTGATGCGATGTTAGTATTGCTAACACCTTTACAATGACGCTTACCACGGATCGTTTTAAGAGTTTGGTATGCTGGTTCATATTCAGTGCCTGCTACAGTAGCAACTGAAAATGGTCCACACCATGTTACTCTCTGCTTGCCAGTCCAGTCAGTAATTTTTCTTTGAAGAGGATTATGCTTGTTCATGATTTTTGTTTCCTTTCTCAATCAATATAAAGAGTGTATCTTATTACGCCAGAGAAGTAAAGAACTTTCTTTCATTTAAAAAACAATGACTTATGTGAGCTTACGCCACTTGTCTATATTTAATTTTCTAAAGCCTTTTTTAATTTTGCCTTTTAACAGATACCAATCACCCAACTTACCGTCTTCAACTATTGGTTTGCCGAGCTTGGGATATTTAAATCTGTCGATGCCTGCTAATATTGGACCAGTGTCGTCCTCGAACTTCATGTTTAACCAGAGATTGTGAGTCTCGGCTCTGCGACCACCTCTTTTTACTAAGTTTACAGCTTCGTTTAAATCTCTGAGGTTCTTTTCAACAAGCTTACCGAATACAACAAACTCTCCAGGATTGTCAGCTTCTAAATTATGAATGTCTTCTATTGGTGTTTTAATGTTATGTTCAGCAGGGTTTTGTTTTATATGACCGAACCTGCGTTCACACTCGAATATATCGTCGTATGGTGTTTTTCCTGAATCTAAGAGCTTGTCTTGCCTTGGGGTTAAAGGTTGATTTAATCTCCTCCGTTCAACTATGTCTGCTGCGAGCTTTGGACCAAGACCTTTTATACCTATAAGACCACCAATCAACTCTCCGTCTTGTACAGACCAGTTAAGGCTAGATTTAAATTTGTCGTATGGTTTATAGACCAATCCTTCTTTTACAACTTCTCTTAATAGTTTTACACCTTGGTCTTCGTCTTTTACATTCCTGAGGCATGCTGCAGCAAATTCTAATGGAAAGCGACTTTTTAAAACACAACACCAATAGCTGACCAATCCATAGGAAATAGCATGCGACCTATTAAATGCCCAAGACCCCATTGTGTTTATGTTCTTCCATATCTTTATTGACTCGTCCTCTGGTATGCCTTGTTCTTCCGCACCCACTTTAAACTTCTGCCAATATCGATCAAAGAACTCTTCGCCTAAAGATTTACTCATTGCCTTGCGTAATTGTGAAACATCTTCCCAACTCAACTTGCCGACATCACGAGCTATTGTCATGACTTGCTCTTGATAAACGACAACACCGAATGTAACTTTTGTTATCTCTTCAGCTAGTGGGTGGAGGTATGTTACAGGTTCTTCTCCTATTTTTCTTTTTATATACTTTGTTGTGCCACCAGACGTTAATGGTCCAGGACGAGCCAGAGCAGTAATTGAAGCAATATCCTCGAAGTTGCTTATTTTCATCTGACGAGTTAATGATTGCAATGCATAGCCTTCAAACTGAAATATCCCTGCGTGTCTTTCTTTATTGAGGACATCAAAAGCCTCTTTATCTTCTAGAGGGAAGTTAATGATTTTTTCTTTTTCCCAACCAACCTGCTCCAACACATCGTTCAAAACAGATAAAGTCCTGAGACCTAAAGCATCTATTTTTAAAAGGTTTAAGCTTTCTGCGTCGTGCTTATCTATCTGAGCTGCACCACTTTGAGCACTAACAGAGCAATAATTGCTTACTGGATCTTCTGTTACGATTATCCCTGCAGCATGAACGCCAGAGTGCCTAGCGTGATTCTCCATCTTCTCAGCTATCTTCATTTGCGGGAACTTTGCTAGGACTGCCTTGCCGATGTCTAGGTCGTTGAACGTATCCATAATACACATTGCAGCACGAGCATCTCCACCACTCCGTTCTATGATCGCACCTTTTAGGTCGTTCACTTCCCAAGCTGGAATTCCTAGTTCTTTAGCAACTTCTGTTATTGTGCTCTTAGCTTTATATCGACTAACAGTTCCTAGGTGAGCAACTTTTTCCGCACCATACTTCTCTCGTAAATACTGGAAAACCATCTCCCTGCGGTCATCCTGGAAATCTATATCTATATCAGGCAGGTCAGCACGAGTGATGTCTATGAACCTTTCGAACAATAGGTCGAACTTTATAGGGTCAACATCTGTAATCCCTGTTAAGTAACAAACTAAAGACCCAGCACTCGATCCACGAGCTGGACCAACCATCATATGTTGCTTTGCATAATTAATCATATCAGCAATAACATAAAAATAATCTTCGAACTTTTTACTTGCGATCATTTCTATTTCTCTGGTTAAACGATCTTTGTAAACTTTATCTGTTAGGTCTATCCCTCTAGAGGGTGCTGCATCTATACACATCTGCTCTAAACTTTTATCTGGTGTAAAAGATATCATCTGAGCAACAGGCAAATCAACATTGCACATGTCTGCTATTTTGTATGTGTTTTGTATAGCTTCATCTGGCAACCAAGGAACACAGTCTTTAAGCTCATATTCATTTAATAAGTGCATTGGCTTGGTGCGTTCTGTTCTGTTCATCCCTACCAGAACTTCATAGGCTTTTCTGTCTGTAACTTTAGGATAATAATTGTCAGAAGTTGCTACAGTTTTAAATCCTTTTGTTTTAGAAAACTCTAAAGAAGCACGAGAACTCATTGGATTAACCTCAATGTAAAGATCGTCTTTTCTGGCCAATGGAAGAAGTCCCCACTGAGGATGTGTTCCACTTAGTATTATTACATTTTCAGATATATCAAAAAGATCGGAGTAACTCATTCTAGGGAAGTAATAAAAATTCTCCTTGGCTGTGCTTTTTGTAACGAGTTTATATATCTCAGACAAACCAGAATTATTCTTAGCAATAAAAGACATTGTGTTTGCTGTTTGCTTAGTTCTCTCGGTTGCGTCTTCTACAACAGCAATCTCAGCTCCGAATATAGGCTTGACTCCTGCTTTTTTACAAGCATTGTTAAATGGAACATGTCCCCAAGTTCCAGAGTCTGCTATGCCCATAGCCTTGCCTGCCATCTCAACAAGGTTATTTATTGGTCCATAAGCCTTGCGGAATGAATATTCAGTGCGAGTCTTTATGTGTAGCATTAATTATACATCAACACTGCTACAATTAGTGTCCCTACAAGGAAGCCTATTATTGATATTGCCATTATATGTGTCCTTCTTTTTTATACCACTTAATAATTTCTATTGTTGCTTCAACATCATTTAGAGATCTGTGAGCACCTTCTATCTTCTTGCCCATTATTTCTTCATAGATGTCTCCGAGCTTTCGCATTTTTCCCCAGACGCTTTGCCCAACTTCAACTGTACAAATATGATCCATTGGCCAAGGAAACTTAGTAACCTTATCGAGCCTTTCTAGTTCAAACCTTAATATCTTCCTGTCGAAAGGTAAATTGTGTGCAGCCATAGAAGTCTCGCCCAAAAAGAATTTACACAAATCTTTATAGTGAGCAACAAACGGTTTTTTGTCTTTTAGGTCTTCGTCTGTTATCCCAGTTATTTTTGTTATCTTAGGGTCTAGGCTGTGTCCAGGATTGCACATGAATTCTAGTCGATCATACTCTTCAAAATTACCATCGGTAAATCGGATTGCACCGAACTCAATTATCCTAGGCTGAAGATCTAAATCAGAACCCTCAGCTTTAGGCAATCCAGTTGTTTCTAGGTCAAACACTATCATTACTTATTTATCCTAACAATAAATTTAAGATCAACACCTAGTATATCTTTAGTATCAAAAATAACATAGTTGTAAGATCTCTTGCCTGCGATTGCTGCATTGGTGTGAGAGTCTGTGAAAACCTGCTGTGCGACTTTAATGTCTCTTTCTTCAAAAAAAGATCTCCATAAAGTAAGCTCATCTTCAGTGCAGTGCATCCCAAGGTGACTAACACTGTTCCTGCCTCTCTTTTCAGAGTCCATCCAATTATTCCCTGATGTGTAGTCTAAAACTTCAAACTCTTTCCCAGAGAAGATATCATAGTTAAAAGATAGGTCTGCTTCATTTGTTCCATGGTCTCCGTAAACCAATCCAGTTGCAACAACATGATCTTCAACCCAATCTACTGCTCCTATCTCAATCAATAGTTTTTTTGCAGCGATTGGGTTCTTTGGGCAGATAGCGATTTGTTCAATAGTAAATTTCATTTTAAGCTCCATAGGGTAAAATGCATCCAGTAAGATACTTGTGATGCTGTTTGTCTTTAAGTAAATAGGCAACGAACTCTGCTAATAATTTAGGAGGTGTTTCTTCACCTGTTAACAATCCATTCAATTGATACTCTTGAGCATACTCTTTGCTCCAGCCACGAGTTTTAACAACTTGCTCGTCTATTGAATCACTCATGCCAGTGCCAGATAATTTATTAGGAGCAATGCCGAATACAGTTATGCCATGCTTTTTTGTAAGCTCACGAGCCATCTGTAAAGTCATTATGTGGGCTGCAGCTTTAGAAGCATTGTATGCGAGAGAACAAGTCATAGGCATGTGGGCTGCATTGCTAACAATGTTTACTATTGTGCCTTTGCTTTTTATTAACATCGGCAAGCAAGCTTTAGCCATCATGTAAATGCCTTTAGCATTGGTGTCCATAACTTTGTCCCACTGATCTTCTGTAAAGTTTTCAAGCCAATCAATTATATTAACACCAGCATTATTTATCAATATGTCTAGTTCTTGGATTGAATCTAGGAAGTCAGGGTTGCGGACATCTGCATTGTCTTTAATATCATAGTCATAAACTGTGTGACCTTGGTTTTTAAGTTCATCGTGTAAAGCCAAGCCAAGACCTTTACCAGAGCCTGTAATCAAAATTTTAACCATAGTTTTCTCCTTTTATTAATGACTCGACCATTGCTGCATAAACTGCTGCATCGTGTATTGAGTCTTTGTGTTTAAGATCGCTGTTAGCGAACCTTGTAATTTTAACAATCATAAGCTCAAAAAGATGCCAGACATTATAATCGTCAACCGTTTTTAAATCAATGCCTTTAGGGAACAATGCAACCATAACTTCACCGACTGATTTGTAATTGTCTCCATAGACTTTATTACGTTCACGAAATGTTTCTGCCATCTCCTCTAAGATTTTAGCTGCATCTTTATTCATTTTCTGATTTCCCGTCTTGAAAGCCTTTTTCAACATCATCTTCATAGTTGTTTGCTTTATCAAAAAGCTCTTCTAGTTCTTGTTTTTGGAAATTAGTTATATCGAACAACCTTCCTATTTTCTGGTTATTAAGTTCGATGTCATTCCCTCTGATTTTAAGGTTCATTAGAAGTCTCCTGGAGCAACTTGCAGGCAGGTTAATCCCTCGCCACGCCACATATCAACAACCGATTGCCTATCTTCTAAAACGAACCAGATGTCTTTGTAATCGAAATTATCTTCTAACAACTTCCTTTTGCAATCTGCGTCTGGCGACATGTTTTTTAAAGGTCGCATAATAAGCCTATCATAAGGAACATCATTTGTCCTTAACCATTTAGAAGTGTCTCTGCGACAACTCTCATCACGAGCAGTCATTACAACAATCTCAGTTTCTGCGTCTTGGAGCATCCTTACAATGTTACAAATATTTTCTATGGGTTTATCACCTATGCCTGCTTTGTTAAAAGCTTTGTAATCTTTATCTTTATATAGGTGTATGCGGTGACCATAGTCAGATAGAGTTCCGTCTAGGTCAGCAATGATTATGCGTTTACCCATGATGGCACCTCCGTGTTCTTCCATACTGCGAAGCTCATCTTCTCTCCTAAGTAATAATCTCTGTAAGCTTTTACAGTGTCATCACCTTTGTATTGATCAGGCATGCACTGGGGTGGAGGTGTAAAGTCTTTATCAATAGGCATGTGTAAGGGCAATGTTAATAAAGGTGTTAGCAACCTTTCGCATTCATGGGTTTTGCCATACCTAATTTCGTATTGCTCACAAAGATTAACAAGCAAGTAATATGCCCACCAATAGTTATCAGCACACTGCCTCACCCATACAGCTGAAGGGTGATTTTTAAAAGCAGACTTGTAAAGATCATTCTTGTCACAATGATCGTCGCCATCTAGCTCTCGGTGCGCAGTGCATAGCAGTTGTGCAGTCTCGAGTATCATTTTAACACAGTGCTTATCACAGTGCATAATTGCTGCTTTTTCTGGAGCAGAGTCCAAGTAAAATATATTCATGTTGTTCCTTTCTCAATAACAGAATTTTATTCTATTTAAGTTTAAAAGTAAATCTCTTTTTTACTTTATTCCATATGCTATCAACTTCTTGAGTTGCTTCTTCGACCTTTGTATATTGAACTTTGATCGATGGTTTTCTTTTATTTAAAATGTAGCTTATGGTTCTTACAGTAACATTTAAATCTTTAGCTATCTCAGACTTTTCAAAGTTATCTTTCATTGAATGAACTCTGTCGATAAATTCTTGATTGTACTTTTGCTTAAATGTCATTTTGACTCCTATGGATTTAGTGACTTGCCCATTGATGGTGCAGCCCACTGGGTTGGGGTTAAGAACGGTTCAGCCCATGGGTGAACATTTACAACTTCCTTAACCATTAGCTTGAAAACATTTTGATATTCACCTTGGGCTCTGGGAGACAGCCTTGACTTTGCCATCTCACTTAGCGTTCTTAAATTGAACTTTGCTACGATATTAGTGTGAATGTTTGTAGGCAATATTCCTCTAGCATCCTCTGCAGCAATACCTAAGTCTCTTAGCTCTTGATATTTATCGTTTATCATTTTCATAGCATCATCGTAAATTACATTCGCAGTTTCGTCTACATATATTTTTTCTGGAGTGTAATAGCTAAAGCCTTGCATATCTACTGTTCTTTGAGATTGCTGAGCATATGAAGCTTGACGAGTTCTTACAAACTGATGAGTGAACCCACGACTGACTTCACGAATGTTGAATGTGTAGTCAATGAACTCCCAAGACGATCTAATCGTATTAAGCATGTAATCGAGCTCTGCTTTCTTTTTATCTTCATCCCACTGGGATATTTTATCATAGGCATCGTCATCATTCATAAGACGAGTATTTTTTGTGAACAACAGCAAGTCTACTGCGTCCGAGGTATAATTTACAAGTTGTACTTTCATTGTTTTTCTCCTTTCTGAGAGTGCATCCATCGGTTGTAATTAGAACTTGACCGAATGAATTTTTCTATATGCTGGATATCGTCTGCAACATCATCGAGTAAAATCTGACGCCATGTTGCAAAACGACCCAGCGAATATATTCCGTATTTACTTGTCATTTCAAATATAAATTGTTTCCTTAATTCTTCGTTGATAGGTTTTATTTTACCAAGATACTGCTCAGAAGATTTTAAGTCAACGAGCTTGCTTGGTTTAATGCCGAAGTCTCCCATGAGGACATCCATCATGTGTGGTCCGATAGATGCTTCAGGCTCTCTAATAAATTCTGATATAACAATATCGCCAACAACAGAGATCCTATAATATGGAACTAATGGGTCTGGGTAGTATATTGTTTGATGAACTTTGCACTCTGGAGATTCAATGCGAGCTTTTTGAGTCCATATCTTTTGCGAGGGAAAATCTGGTCTGTCTGGCCAACCTACAACTTTCATTAATACTGGCATTGGTATAGTTGATATTGTAGGGATAACATTTACATCTTTATTGTCAATGCTTGAAAGTTTCATGTCGTATTTTATCTGACAGTTTTCAGACATCATCCCGATAAGTTCCCATGGTGCTATGTATCGGTCTACAGGCTCAAGACTATTAATAGATCTATTCAATATCGATCCTGTTACTTTTTGTGAGTACAAATTACTCAAGAATAAATTCGGCTGGGTGTAAATATCACCTTTGTATTTTATAGCTTTGTTCACTCTTACTTTTGTAAAAGGTATGGCACAAGCTGTACCAACCTTGTCCGTTCTGAATCGGAGCAGAGCTCCTTGGTTGTTAGGGAGTTCTTTTTGAGCTTCGTAAATTATAGGACTAAAGCTCCTCAACATATTCCCTGCCAACAACCCTGCTAATCCTGCTCCATATATAATCATTTCTTTCTCCCATTTTTAGAATAAACACCTTCTGGCTTTTCAAACCTTCTTGTTTTAATATGCTGCCTTTCATATTTAGAAGGAATATTTAAACGGTTCAACCATTCGTCTGCGTCTTTATCGAGGATAGAATAATCTTCATAATCAGGATCAACCAAAGCTTTATATGCAGAAGCTTTTTTCATATAATACTTGGACCTCATTAATTTGAATTTTTTTCTATCCTCTTTTTTCATTTATCTAATTTCCAAGCTCTTACTTCGTTTGTTGCATAACCATCAGCACCTCTAACCGCTCTCGACTTGCAATTAAAACCAAGCTTTTTACAAACCATCCTAAAAGAAACAACGTCGCCTGACTTTGGAAACACAACACTGTCTCCAATAGACATTGCACTAACGAGCCTGACCCACTTATCCCTAGACAATGATGGGTCAGTTAAGGGAACACCACTTTCAATGGTGAACCCTTCTATTTGTTTTACGAACTTAGGCATCAATGAGTTCCACTCTGCCTTTTTTAATATCATGAGCGAGATCTTCTCGGCAACCACCTTTTGTGCTACCATGCCCTGCAGCAAGCTCAACGAACTCTTCGTATGATATTGTGCCATGCCCTAAGAACAAGCTAAAGTTATTCCAGCCACGAGTTCCCTCTTTACGAGGATTGGTATCTATTAGACACTTGATCTTTTTACCTGCGAACGCACCACGAGCTTTTGTTGAAGGTCTTATAGTAGTGTTGTGGGGTGTTTTGCCGAGTGGCGTCATTCCTGGAAGAGCCTCGACCTGAGGTGTCTTTTTGACTTTGTTCATAACCTTGATCGAATCAATCACATTAATTGCATCAAACGGTGTTGATGAAACATGAATGTCCGCAATAGCAGTCATGAATCTTTTTGCAGCAGTTTTGCTGTCAGAGAATTTATTGACAGGCTTGTCAGCAATCTCGTTGTATGCATTAACAAGCAATTTGCTTGTTACATTGCGGTCAGCAATAAGCTCATCAGCGTTTGTAAAAAGAGCAACACCGTTGCCCATTGAACGAGCAGCACTTTCAGATGAATATGCTCTAACAACTAGGCTCTTAGGGTTCAAAGTATAAGTAATAGTATTCATGATTTTTTCCTTTCTCAAATTAATCAATATAGAGAGTGTATCTTTTTTCTTTTAAGAAGTAAAGGACTTTCTTTCTCTTTAAAAACAAAGACTTAAACATTATATAGAAAAATATTTTAATCCTCTTGGACCAATTAAATACAAATTCTCCTTGGTTCTTGTTAGTGCAACGTACCATACTCTGTTCTCCTCGTCTGTTCCTAGATTGTCCCAACTTAGCTTTCCCATGTCTGTTATTAATACAACATTGTCTGCCTCGCCACCTTTGCTTTGATGGATTGTTGATATTGTTATTCTTGGGCTGTCTTTAAATTTTTCTCCATTGCGTAGGCAAGATCTCAAATATTCTCTTTCTTCGGGTGGCAGACCTTTTAACATTGTCATCCAGTCTTGGCTCTTAGCTGCTTGCGGCAGACCCATATCAGAAATTCTATATGAATCTTTTTTATCTAGTTTAACTTTAAAATTAAAAAAGCCTATCAAATTTTTAGCTTCATGTACAGATATTTCTTTATCGACACGCAACTTTTCCCAAGATGTTATTGCTAGAGTTTCGTCACTGTCTAAAGAGCTCTTGCCATTGTAATTGTATGCAAAGCCTTGTTGGCGGACAACCTTCTTTACTCTGTTTAAAAGGTATTTACTCCGACTCATACAAAGCCAAGTTCCCTCTTTGCTGAAGTCAACATTGTCTACATCTGATACATAGTTGACAGTTCCTTTATCTAATCTTGGTTGCCATGGCTTTGCATACCTATTTTTTATTCTGTTAACAACATCATTAGCCAATCTGTGGACTGATCTAGGAATCCTAAAGCTTTGAGGCAATATTCTTTTATCACCTTGTAAACTTAAAAACTTAGCAACGTCTGCTCCTGCCCATCCGAATATAGCTTGGTCGTCGTCGCCTGCGATGTAAACTTCGGAAGCTTCTGCGGAAGCAATAATTGCCATGCGGTATTGTAGGGAACTTAAATCTTGAGCCTCGTCAACTATGCATATGTCTATAGGCAAGGACGAGTTGTATTTTTCTAACATGTCAGTAAAGTCTAACAAGCCATTTTCTTTTTTAAAAGTATAAAGAGATTTGTGATATTGATTAACAGCATGCAGGGTTAAGTCTCTTTCATTCGTCATATAATATTGATCCTCTATAGAACGAACACCAACTCTGGCCAAAGACTCAACTCTAGAACATTTATCTCCTAAACCATAGCCAGTGTGCAGACCTAGATTCTCATCATAGATGCCTTTAAACTCTACACCCATAGCTTTACCCAACCTACGATAGTGGGAGTCGGTCATTACTTCGTCTCGTTGCAACCCAAGAACTTTAAAAGCTAAAGAGTGCAGTGTTCTAAAGTAAGGAAATCTATCTGCATCAAAACCAAACTGTGCCATAGCTCTTTCTTGAGCTTCGGTTGCTGCTTTGCGAGTGAATGCTAGATAAGCAATCCTTTCAGGAGGAACTCCTCTTTTCAGGCTCTGTTCTACTATGTTTATAAGAGTTGTTGTCTTGCCTGTTCCTGGAGGTCCAAGTATTATCTGAACGTGTCTTCTCATTTTCTTCCTTTCTAAACTTCCACAATATCCACTCGTGGTATCTGTCTGGTTCTTTTTCCATTTAGAACTCTTCTGTTATTGCACTCGGGACATCTAATTCTTCGTCGTCGAAAAACTCTGGCTCAGGCACTGACCATACTTTAACTGGCTTAGATTTAATTCTAAATGTTTTTCTATCGCCACCCAACAGCCTTAACCAAGACCATATTTGATGTTGGGTTGTATATCTAAAACGTCTTGCCTCTAGATATATAAATAAGTCTTCAGACCGAAAGTAAACTTTTGCTTCGTCAGAGTCGTGCCATGGCTTGCCATTCATTATCTCGTCTTTTTGACGAGCTTGGACTTTACCTGTTAAAAAGCTATCTAGCATTTTTTCGAACTGACCTTGGGGTGAAGCATCGTCTGGGTCGACTATTACTTCTACATTTTCTAACAGCTGGTTTATCCTTTTTTCCCACTTAGGTGCTGGCATTGTGCTCGGACATTTGTTTAATTTTTCTACACATATTTTTTGGAGTTGTCTTTGGTCTAGTAATTGGGGTGTTGTTACTTCTATTCTTTCACCTTGCATCTCTATGTACCATCTTACAGACTGACGATTTTCAGTTTCGTATTTTGTTATGGCGTCAACCTCTAAAGCTAGACCACCACCAACACCACCTATGCCATGGTCTCGCTTCATGCATTTAGACTTTTCGCAATAGTTACATATTGGACTTTGTTTACATGTGTAGGCATATTCTTTTTTGCTGATGCCTTTTACTAATCCATTAATCTCGGAGGATGGTAAAGGCTCGCTAACATGTTCATAATTAAACTTCATTAAATCTTCTTGCCAGTCGTCAGGGTTCTTCTTACGATAATAAACACCAACATTGAACAGAGAAATGTTTCGTCCACCTTCAGGGAAGCCCATAGTCATAATATGTTGAAGGCATGGTGGTCCATCGCTAAAGTGATCAACGAGTTCTGGTTGTATTTTTTCTAGAGCCTCGAATGTTGTTTTCTTTTTTTCAGCTAATTCTATAAACTCTTTTAGGTTTAATTTTTTATTTTTATTTATTGCATAGCGTTCTGTTTTGTCGCCATCCCAATAACATAAGTTTATCCAGTTGCCTCTGTCACGTTCGTTCGCTCTAGATATTTGCTTGGGGAAAACTTCCGACCCACCATAGCCTAGTTGAGCAGCGAACTCATTGAGCTTTGATACCATATCAATAGCAGGAATGGCAGGCTCACAAAAAAGATAGAGGTGAGCACCGCCAGACTTAGAACGACATAGTACCAAAGGTGTATCACGAATCTTTTTTTCCAGTGATTCAAGACTTTCATTTAATTTTACCTCACCTCTAATGTCAATATCAATAACACCAAAATGACAGCTATTATTATTTAATAGTGGAATAACTCCTAATATATATTCGCCACCATTAAGATGTTCTTTAAAATTAATCTCAGTTGCTGGGTCACTTACTGTTACTGCTCGACCCGACATTTTTCCGTCAGCTTCTTTTTTATTGACCCTATATTGGCCATGAGCTGATTCGAAACCTTTAAACAAATCCATAAATCTTTTTACATACATCCCCAGTCCTTTCTAATGGTGGGTTGCTAAGAAGGAACTATGTAAAAAACCTTAGCAACCCTAACAATGTTAGCAGTTACAGCTACATAACATCATCATTCGGGGAGTCAGGAGCAACTTTAACATCGCCACTTTGTATGTTCTTACGGAACTCACGTGCCTCGAGGTATATACTTTGACCTGAGTCGACATTTTTTAGTATGCCACCCGACTTAGAATCGAACTTCATTGACACTTCCCAGTTGAACCATGAGCCCATATCATTTTGCTCTGGGACAGATGTAAGAGTATATGCTGTCCAGAACATTGCTGGGTTGATAGATCCTTTGCCTGATGGGTGAGGTATCTGAAGCCTGTTGATCATTGAGTTCCATTTTTTAGACTTCTTAATGCCTGAAGAACTCATAGATATAATTGCTGGGGAATATCCTCCGTCATCCTCAACAACATAGACGAAGTATTCAGCCGTTGCCACCATTGAATTGCCGTCTGGTGTTCGGAGCTTGCCTCTGTCGTCTTGTACGCAACTGTCTAGGTTTGCAGGTTGCAAGCCATGATCTCGGATAAGCTTCCGATCATCGCT